AGATGAAGCAGAAGGTATCTATCCAGGAATTACTATTGGATTCAGAGATGGATCCGCATGAGGGAATTTTAAAAACCAAATATGAAAATTTAGATGTAATCCCGGCTTATTTAAGTCTTGCAGAAGCAGAAGAAACTATTAAGGCAGACAAGGTGCTGCCTCAACAATTTAAATTAAAAACCCAGTTGGATAAGTTGGATGAAGAGTACGATTACTGCATTATGGATTGTAGTCCTTCACTGTCAATCCTTAATATCAATGCATTGGTAGCCGGGGATGAAGTCTATATCCCTATGGGAGTAGATGCAGGGTCGATTATGGGGGCGAGATCGGTGAAAAACCTCGTCCGTATGGTAAAAAGCTATCATCCAAGATTACGCATCATGGGAGCATTTTTTACAAGATATCAGCAGGGAAAAGAAGTGTCAAAACAGGCTGTGAATATCTTTAAGGGGATTATGCAGGATATTGAGTTAATTCCTGTTACGATCAGGAACAATAAATTAGTCGAAGAAAGTTCCTGGCTTCAACAGCCCTTGTTGGAGTTGGATGAAAAAAGGACGGGAACGGCTACGGTAGACTACCTGTTTCTGACAAAGTATATCTTAGATGTAGATAAAGCTGAGTGTACCGAAAAATATTTTGAGTATGTTGAGGCTGAAAAAGCATTGAACAGAATGAAGACATTAAAAAGTAAAAAGAATAGTGGAAAAATCAATGAAGAGCAGTTAAAGGAACTGAAAAATTTGAAAAAGAAATATGAGGGAAAGAAACTTAAAGACTTTATGCGTTTTGGGGAGGAAGTATAATGGGAAAGTTTAAAGATTTTATGGGAGGCACAGGAGCAGGACTCCTGAATGAGGCATCAAAAAATTTGGCAAAGAATAATATGGAGATTACATATATTCCAAGGGACGAGATTTACAAAAATCCGAAAAATGAATACTCTATTTCGGACATAGAAAATTTAGCAGATCTCATTTATGTAATGGGATTACGTGAACCGTTAGGGGTTAAGCCAGAAGGATCTGGATACAAATTAATCGAAGGTGAGCGACGTTTAACTGCAATTGATAAGCTGATTGCAGATGGAAAATGGGAAGGTGATATTCCATGTATTATCAGAGAAAAAGAACTGAAGGTTAATCTTGATATCCTTTCAGATGAAGAAAAAGAAATACTGGAAATTGCCGGTACGAATGCCGGACAGCGAAAATATTCAGAAGCAGACTATTTATTTGAAGTAGAAAAATTAGAGCCAATTTATAAAAAGTTAAAAGCCTCTGGAATTGGTGAATTTACTTATGAGTCAGATACAGGAGAAAAAATAACGCAATCGTTGACTGGAAAAAAGAGTCGAGAGTTACTGGCTGAAAGACTGAATGTGTCACCAGCTCAAGTTGGGAAAATTTCCAAAGTAGCAAATAGC